CGTTTTCAAATTCTTTCATGTAATCGGCATATAACTTTCTTGCCGTTTGATAGGCTTGGCCACCGGCGTTGTTGGTTACATTGTCAATTTGCTTAATCATCTTGTTGCCGTGGAAAGCATTAGATGTTTGCGGTTCGGTTTCGGCATTAATCAATTGGCGAATGTCTTCCATTGCCGCTAAACTAATCTTGCCGGTTCCTTCCGGATCATTGTGGGCAAGTTCTTCCTTAACCGCCCGCAAAATTGGATTTTGTTCTTGAACGGTTGGGCGATTGTTTTCAATGTAATCAAGAATAGGCTTGTATGAAACGGGTTCTTCCATTTCACCGGCCGCTTTTGCAGCATCATAGGCTTTGTTGATAACGGCTTTACGTTCTTTCTTAACGCCTTCAACGTGTGATCTAACCTTTTCACCTAGTGCATCTGGACCAATACCAACTTCTTCCGCACCTGTCATGTCAACTAGCTTTTGCAAGTTTTGTTGAATCTTGCCGTTTTGTTCGGCAAACTTTTCTTGCAAAGGTTGGCCAAATTGTGGGTTCTTGGCGGTTTCACGTTCAAATTGCACATCACCAAAGTTTCTAGTTTCTTGGCCTTTGGTTAAATCAATAGGAATCGGCAATTCTTGTGCTTTAGCACGGCGTAAATTAGCTTGTTGAACTTCGGCAGCACCAACACCGGCCAACGGCGCTGCTTGCCTAGAAGTAAATGCTTGTTTTAATTCTTCGGCAACGGGCGTTTTATTAGCCATTTGCCAATTAAGTTCGGATGCAACATTTCCGGCTTGTGGTGCCATCTTGGGAAGCTCGGGGATAAATGCTGGGGGCACTTTGGATGCTTCCATTGCCGAACCAATGTTTTCAATAATGTTTTGTCCCGCTTGTGATTTGGGGGCAAAATACTTTTGAATTTGTTCTTGGATATCGGATGCCTTTTGTTGGCCTTGTTGGATGCCCTTTTGGGTTCCAAAATCGGGCGATGTAAGCGTTGTAGCAACACCGCCTATACCACCTATTACCGGCGCAACTAAACCCGATAAAAGGCTTCTACCGGCTTCGCCAACGCCTTGCATACTGGCCAATTGATTTTGTTTAATTGCTTCTAATGGGCTAACTCTTTGCGCGGGTTGTTGTGATGGTTCACCACCCAATATTAATTGGCCTAATTCATCGGATGTTGGTTGTGCGGATTGTGCTTGTTTAGCGCCACCCATAACTTTGCCAACATATTCACTAGGATTTTTGGTTACAAAACCGCCATATTGGGCTAATGCTTTGTTAACATCACCGCCGTTTTTAGCCGTTAATTGTTCAAGATATGTCTTGGCGGCTTGGCGTGCTTCTTGTTCATCAAATGGGTTAAATTTAATGCCTTGCTTGTGAAGCATAGCAACCGTATCCGGCATGAATTGATAAGCGCCCATAGCTTTGGTTTCTTTGTTAACCGCATATGGATTTTTACCACTTTCAACATGGCGCAAACTATCCAACAATTTATCGGAAATTGGGGATGTTTTTTGTGGTTCGCCTAGGATCAAATCACCTAATTCATCCATCAAAGTTCTCCGGTTGCTTCTAGCTTCTGGATGTTTTTATATTTGGTATAAAAATCTTGCCTTGCCTTCTTGTCATCGCCCAACAACTTGTCAATTTCAATTTTGCGTTGTTTGGGGTCTTCAATTTGATTATAAAGATTCATTGCTTCAAACACTTTTGAATCAGCGTTTTTAGCCCACATTTGCCTAAATGTGTTCATGTTGTTATCACCAAATTTTTGTGCAAACTTTTGCGCGGCATTGGCTTGCATATCCAAATTGGTAACTTCCGCATAAGTGCGGCGTGCAATATTTTTAAGAACTTCGGGCGGATATGTTTCATCGCCATTTGCCATTTTTTGCAAATGTTGACCGGCAACCGTGTCCATTGAACCACCTTGGGCTTGAATATTGGCAATTTGAACATTTGCCAAATCTTTGCTCAATTGTTTGTATTTAGTATCACCTAACAAACCTTTGATGTTCCTTTCTGCCGCACCAAATACACCGCTTGTAAACAAATCTTCTTTTTCGATTTGTGCCGCCGCTTTCATTACTTCATCAAGATTACGCCTAGATGCTGCCAAATCGGTTTGACGTGAAACCAATCCGGCGCGGTACGCTTGGCCTTTTACTTTATCGGCTTCTTCACTAGGTGATAGTGGGCGAATATCACCGGCGGGGCGAACCGGATATTGCAATTGCATTTGCGTTGGCGTAACGCCTTGTTGGGCACCTTGTGGCATCCCTTGTGGCGCACCTTGTGGCATTTGTTGGCCCATAGGTGCGTTGGGTTGTTGGATTTGTGCGGGTGTAAGTGTTCCTGGCCCAGAACGATAAAGCGCGGGATTTCCAATTGCATCCGTGGTAAGTTGTGGTGTTTGCAATGTTTGTTGTTGTTGTGGCGTTAATCCACCACCAATAATGTTATCCAAAACATTAGGCAACAATTGTGGCTTGTTACCAATGTGATCTTTAATGATCTTCAAATGTGAATTAACCGTGTCTTCAGGCAAGCCACTTTGAACCATCAAATCTTTAGCAACATCCAATGTTCCCATTGCCGCTTTTGGGTCTTGTGCGGCATTTTGAATTTGTGGCAAATTGCGAATGCCACCAAGAATTTGCTTGGCAAGTGCCGATTGTGATGCGGTGAAATCTAATGCCGCTTTCTTTTCGGCCGTTTGTTGTTGGCCGGATATAGCTTTGGCGGATTCAATTCTTGGGTTAGCGGTTTCTTCGGAAACCCTTGTTTCGGCCGCTTGTTGACGCAAAGCCAATGGGTTCATAGCTTGCGCTTGTTGCAATTCCAATTGCGCCTTTTGAACTTGCAAAGGGTTTAATTGTTGGGCTTGCTTGTATTGTTGCAACGTTGCCAACGGGCCTAATATGTCATTTAGGCTTGTTTGCTTGGTTGTTGGATAATCGGTAAAAACTGGCATGATCTATCCTTATGCTAATGCGGCAACGGTTGCGGTGTTGGCCAAGTTACTTAAAAGGTTGGCATTGTTTACGGCTTGTGCGGTTTGGGCACCGGCTTGTGCGGCCGCTAATCCCGTTGTTGTTGTTCCATACGTTTGCGCCAAAGAACCGCCTAATTGTCCAAGTTGTGCGTTTGCCGTTTGCCCAATTCCGGCTTGCCCCGCCAAGTTTTGATAAATGTTTTGGCGTTGGGTTTGATAGTTATTAAACGCTTGTTGATATGCCCCACCGGCATAATTTTGCGCATAAGTATTCAAACCTTGCAAAGTGTTGCCGCTTAACAATCCACCGGTTGCATTGGCCGCGTTTTGCGCTTGGCCTAAACCTTGTTGCAATTGGAATTGGTAATTAGGTGCAAGTTGGGCGTTTAAATCTTGGTTATTGAATTGATTGGTTAGATAACCCGTTCCCGTGCCGGTTCCCGAAACCGTTCCATCGGGATTCATAATGTTGTATGTTCCCGATCCCAATGAACCTAACGTGTTGGCCGCTTGCGTTCCAAGTTGTTGATATGGTGCCGCGTAACCTTGTTGGTTAGCATACATTTTGTTAATGTAATCTTGAACATTATTGGCGGCGGCCGTTTGTGTTTGTGCGGCGTTGCTAATGGCTTTGTTTTGCCCAATTGTTCCTAATGTGGATGCCAATGCCGATCCACCTAATGCGGCGGTTTGTGCGGCGGTTAATCCACCACCTAATGCACCGGCGGCACCCAATCCGGCCGCACCACCGGCTAACGCACCCAATGTGGTTCCACCAACGTTTGATGCTTGCAATGCGGCATCCGTGGCCGCTAAACTTGTTCCCAATCCCGCACCAATTGTGCTTCCGGCACTTGATCCCAATCCACCGGCGGTGCCTAATCCGGCCGCGCCCAATGTTGCGCCACCAACCAACGCACCGGTTGTTGGATCAATTGTGCTTGCGGGGATGGTTAAACCTTGCGCACCACCCATATCCGCCAAGTTAGCGGTTGCGGGGGCCGTCATTCCTTCGTTCACGGCGGGTGCAAATAAATCGGTTCCGGCACCGGTTGTTGCTTGTATTCCGGTTCCGGTTGATCCCATTCCGGCTAGGCTAGTTCCACTTAGATCGGTTGCACCGGCATCCACGGCGGCGGCGGCCGGTGTTGCACCGGCGGCTACATCTGCCCCAACGGTTCCTATGGCATCCGTGGCGGCACTTGCAACGGCATCGGTTGCGGCCCCACTTGCTATGGCATCACCGGCGGCGGCGGTTGCGGCATCAACGGCGGCACCGGCGGCGGCATCGGTTATCACACCATCGGCAACGGCACCGGCAACGGCATCGCCCCCAATCGCACTTGCCACCGCATCAATCGTTGCTGAAACACCCATGTTCTTACTCCAATACTATCGAATATGTTTTTTCAAAAAAGTGCCCACCCAATCGCTCTACCAAGTGCCCATAATCGATATGAGGTTTCATGTGGAACAATATCCTTTGTGGCTTTCTTTTTTTAACTTCTTCCGTTGTCCATTTCACAAATTTATAGCCAAACATACCTTTTCGATAATCGGGATGGATATATAGAATGTCCGATGATGCCGTTACACTTTTCTTATAGTGCAAATGGTTCATCACCATCCATAAAGAATATCCAACCAACTTTCCATCATCCCGTGCCGTGTGGATTTCTAACATCCCTAAATCCATCAATTTTTGATACTTTTCAAAATCGGGATCAAGTTCAATTACATCCGTTCTTTCCGCCAATTCCGCATAATGTTTTTCAAATAAATCAATCGCTTCGTTCGCAAACGGTTGGATTTGTTCTTTTTGAAAAGTAATCATTTAGATATTGTAATACGGCACCTTAAAATGTTGGCCATTTACCGTTATATTTATGAACCCCACGGGATTGGCCGGAAGCGTTGCCGATCCGGTTGTTGCCGTGGTTGATGAGGTGAAGTTCAACAAATTCAGAAAGAATTGTTGCCATGCCCTAGTTGGCCGATTTGTTGTGCTATCCAAAAAAGGTGATTGCGGATAGGGTTGTAATTGCGATGTATTTGTTGTGATGCTCAATTTTCACCCCCGCTTGCCTTCAAATTAGCCGAAACGATAACCGCATTCACGGGATCGGTGATTGAAACTTCAAAAACCCTATCCCTAGCTTGCCCCAAACGCCGCCAAATGGCACGATTTTGGTATTTACCGGCTTGGCCAATCGTAACCCAATGTTCCTTAGACCAAGTGCTTCCGCCATCATCGGACCATCTAAGCATAGCTTGGGGGAATGTTGTGGGTGTTAATGTGTTAATTGTGTTTTGAATGCCCAAAACAACGTTTTGTGTTGCCGGAATGGTTAACGTTGCAGTTGGCGCAATGATGTAAGGCGCTTGAATAAATAAATTAGGGCTTTGTGAAAGTCCGGTTAAACCTACTCCTGGTTGAAATTGAATTTGCAATTCTTCAAAGTATTGCCTTTGGAAATCCGAAACAATATGGGGCGCACGCCTTATGCGCCTAATCGTATTTCCATCATCGGTGTAGTTGGTGTTATCCAATTCATATATCTTGCCGTTGGCGTAATCACCCACGAGCACCATGCCTTGGAAGACACACGAACAATTTCCACGGTGCCTTTGATATTGGTTGAAGTTGTTAACGTAAAGCCATTTGTGCCACAAACCGGTTGTAACGTCATAAGCCCAAGTGATGTTGATTGTAGGAAAGGAAACAACATAAACTTCATGCCCTTCAAGTTGGTATGTCCACGCCACCGCATCATCGATGTATTGATTGGTTAACGTATTTTCAACCGCATGGGTTGAAATCCTTTGCGGGATATAACCATTCATTTGCATGATTTGGCCTTGGCCGCGCAAATTGCGTGAAACATAAGCAAAACTATTTCCTAGCCTAGCTAAACTATTTTGGGCGGCTATGCCGTGTTGCGTTGAAGTTCCTGGAATTCTTTGAAACGGAAACGGAAACAATCCGGCATCCACCCAAACTTCGCTAGATGCTTCACCCATCAAATAAACTTCGCGGTGATCCACGATCAAAGCCACCAAGTTATCGGGTGCGCCATCTTTAGAACCAACGGATAATGGTTGTGAAATAGGGCTTAACGCATCGCTAGAACCCCATTGTTGGCTAGATGGGCGGGAATAAACAAAATAGTTATCAACAATATCAACCGATGTTGCACCGTTGAATGGCCCATCATTATTAGGCATAACGGTGAAATCTAGCGCATAAAGCGTTCTTGATGAAACCGCCGTGTTGCTAGATAGTGTGTAAACGTTATTGCCGCCGGTAGGTGTTCCAATCGCCGTGACAATCGTATCCGCCGGAACCGTTGAACCTTGGATGGTTTGGCCCAAATAAGCCGTTCCCGTGGTTGTTAGCGTTGCGTTAGTTGATCCGGTTGTGATCGTTCCGGTAAAACTTGTTGTGTTCAACGAATTCATTAACGTTGCGGAAACCGTTTGCGATAAGTTAACCGTCCACGATGATCCCGATCCGCCCGTGATAACCGTTTCTTGTGAAACACCAACGCCATACAAAACTTGGCCAATAGATATGGTGCCACTTTGGATATTAGTAACCGTTAATGTGGTTCCGCTAATTGATCCCGTAAATATGGCCGTTGTTGGCGTTGTAATGCGCCATGAATAGCGATATGTGCCATCAACAATATAAACGTATGCGCCATCATCAACTAAGCCTACACGCCCGCTATTGCTATTTAGAATGCCAACAATATTTGGGGTTAGGTTGCTAGATAGAAGATAAACATAGGCACCGCAAACGGCAATGGCTTGGCTTCCGCCACTTAACGTTCTAAGGCCACGAACTTCGGCACCGGCGGGCAACACCAATTGCGTTGTAAGCCCTGGTGTAGGATACAAAGCAATAACGCCACGTTCACCTTGTTGCTTGGTTGGATCAACTTCGGGAAAGAAGTTAATACACTCCTGCGCATCTTGATAGATGCTAGGTGCAACATAACTAGCGCCGACAAATCCAAAATCTGGCATTTTGTATCCTTAACGGAAGAAGCCTCCGCTCAAAATCCAACCGGCATCGCGTTGGCGTGATGTCAAGATTGCATCTTGATAAGCGGAATTTTGAACGGGTTTCATGTTTGTGCGTTTGATCGTTGATTTGCCTTGTGCCGCAAATGCGTTAATCATTTGGATTTGCGTTGCACTTGCCTTGCCATAACTAGGCATCAAACGTTCGGCTAAACACCATTCCAAGGCCATTTCGTAACCTTGGGGAAGAATGATTGGATCGTTGATCGTTACATATTGGCTAAACAACGTATCGCAAAACAAGTGCATTTCGCCTTGTGATGGGTTAGGCCAAACAAAAATGTTGCCCAATGGATCGCTAGGTTGGTAATAAACCGCCTTTGGCCAAGGGCCACTTAGCGTTTTCAAACCAATCATGTTGTAGTTTTCTAGGTTCAACACGGCAACGGGATAATCCAAGCCACCGTTAATAATGGGTGTGCCGTTGCTATTGGTGTTAATCCTAACAAATGAAGAATTAATGCTTAGTGGGCGTTGATAGAAAGCATTAATTGATGTTGATGCGGTTGTTTGGCTAATGTTCAACAAATAGGTGCCTAATTCGTTAACATTTCCACCCGCGCCGGTTGCAAAGCCAACAATCTTTGTGCCGGTTGTGATGCCGGTTCCGGTTAGTGTCATTCCCAACGCAATAGCGCCGCTAGTGATGGCCGTAACCGTTAGCACATTGTTAACAATAGAACCGGTGAAGTTAGCCCCAATTTCACCCCCTGGGCCGATCGTGTATTGCGTTTGGCCCGATGTAATGGGGAAAATGATTTCGGTTTTGTAATAAACCATCATTTGTTCGTTTGACCATTGATCGATCATACGATTCATCATCACAAACGCATCTTGCTCCGCTTCGGGTGTGGGTGTTTCACCGGCCGCCAATGCGCCAATATCTTTTAAAGCGGAACTAATAATGTCTATTGGCGCAGTCATGGCTTTTCCTTATGCGGGAATTACCACATGGCCATCATCTTGCGCGGGTTGTTGCGCGGGTGCGGCTTGTGGTGCGGGTGATTGTTCTTGCCCTTGGCGTTGGATTTCTTCCATTGTTTGGGCGATCAATTCTTGATTGCGTTGAAGTGCAACGAAGATAGTATTGATTTGGGGGATTGATAGTTCAAGTTTCATAGTTTCGGTGTGAATGTCTGCGGAAGCCAAGGGGGAACCGCCCGCGCAGGTTGCTCTGATTGTTCCTCTAAGCGTGATTCTATGATGTTTTTACCGTCTTTCATAGTTTGCGCTTTGATCCAACCGATCACCATTTCTTCCGTTACTTGGTCAAATGGATGCGATCCACTTTCGGTGAAATACCAATTACCTTCAGTATCCACTTTTCCATTAGATACATAGTATTTAGCCGATGTGATTACACCGTCTTTTGCTTCAATATCTAATATCTTCCAATCCATCAATTACCCCAAGGCAATGGTTGTGTAGTTGGGCTAACTGGGGGATTCTCAAGACTATTGATTTGGCCTTGCACGTTTGCCTCGTAGTTAGCAATACCTTGAGCACCCAAAGATTCTTGCACCCAACCAATAACTGTGGCTTGAGTTAATTGTGCATAGGGTGTAAACCCTGCTTGGGCATCAGTAACTGGGTATTGAGTGTTTCCACCAATACTAGCTGTGTTCACGGAATCAGTACCAGTTAGCTCCCAGTTAATGTTTACGACATATCCTGCATTAGGGCCAGAGGGCCATTGTTGCATAGATAAAATTGACCAAGTCCAAGTTGAAACTGCCGCCATACTAAACTCCTAAAAATGTCTGGCAAATTGCCCGTGTGCCATTTCACGAAATAAACCCATGAATTCAATTGCTAAATCTTTACTTTCAAATACTCTAGCAATTTGCTTTCCATGAACCCATAATTTTGCTTGCCATTTCTTTTTCTGTTTATTGAAATGGACACCCTTAAAACCACTTGTATTATCTTCTCGTATTTTTTGATTGCAAATGTTTTGATAAGAATTAACTTCTCTTAAATTTGCAATTGAATTATTTTTACGATTTCCATCAATATGGTCAATCATGCTTGGTATGTAACCATATTGCATTAAATAAACTAATTGATGAATGTAATAAGATTTTTTTTCAATTCTTACTTTTTCGTAACCATTACCATTATCTGCGCCAACTTTTTTGCCAGCTTTAACACTTGGTCTATTTCTGCTTAAAATTTTTGGTTTCCAATACAAAACACCTTCTTTATAATCAAATAGTTCGTGAGCTTTTTCTTGGGTCAATTCCATTTTAAGCTCCTACTTTCTGTTTAAGTGCGTTGAGTTCTGCCGAGAGTTCTTTTACTGCGTTGATCAGATGCCAAGTGATGTTACTTGTATCTACAGACAAAACCCCTGTGCTTTCTTGCTTTACGCAGTCTGGTAATACTTGTT